GTGGCTTTGACGAATTACAAAGCTACGTACTATCTAGAGACCTAACTTAAAGGAGACAGTTATGGACGAATGTGATTACTGTAGAAGTCAGTTCAAAATAGTCTTCGAAGACGATGATGAAACAGTACAGTATTGCCCGTCTTGCGGAGAACCAATAGAATTAGAAGAAGATGGAGAAGAGGAGGACTACTATGAAGAATAAATACAATTATGTGGTATTACAATGATGAACATTATAATCAAACCCCTGAAGATTATCAAGGATTTGTTTATGAGATTGTGGAGCTTGATACTGGGCGTAGGTACATTGGCAAAAAGAATTTTTGGAAGCCTAAGACCCTCGCGATTACTAAAACTCGTAAAAGACGGGTGCGCACGCGTACTGAGTCTGATTGGAGGGATTATTATGGCTCCAGTGACAAAGTTAAGAGCTTGGTGGAAAGCAAGGGCCGAGAGAACTTTCAAAAAGTAATACTCAAGTTATGCAAGACTAAAGGCGAAATGTCATATTATGAAGCAAAAATGCAATTTGAAAAAGATGTTTTATTAAGTTCTAACTATTATAACGAGTTTATAGGATGCAAAATACACGCCAAACACCTTGGGATAAAGAATGGGTCAAGTAATTAGATTCCCTATTGATCGGATTGAGCCTCCGACTGAGGTTGCTTACGACCTCGAAACAGTTAATATAATGGGAGATTTAGTAGAAGATCTTATGCACGAAAGAGGCTATGAGGTAGATAAAATCCTATTAGATGATATTAAAGTCTTAACTAATCTTGCTTATGCAGCATGTAGAAGACAAGCAACTAACGAAGATAACCACCCTTTTCATGAAGTCATGGAAGAAATGTCTACTGTTATTGATATAGCAGTAAAAGAATTTAGGGGAGAAAAACCAAAAAAATAGGTTTACTTTCTCTAAATTCTGTGGTATAATATATTATGAATTTAAAAGGACTTTTATTATGATTATACTTGATTATAATGCTATAGCGATAGCAGGAATTATTACTCAGAGACTTAATATAGATGAACATTTGATTCGTCATATGATTCTCAATTCAATACGAATGTATAATAAAAAATACAGAGATGAATATGGCCAAATGGTTATTGCGGCTGATCATTCATCTTGGCGTAAAAATAACTTTCCGGAATATAAGTATAAAAGAAAAACAGGACGAGATGAATCTAGTCTTGATTGGGATCATATCTTTAAAATTATAAACGGCGTAAGAGATGAAATAAGAGACAATATGCCGTATGTTGTAATTCATCATAATAATTGTGAAGCAGATGATATTGTGGGTGTGTTAGTAGAAAACACTCAGGAATTTGGAAAACATGAACAAGTTATGATCATATCTGCAGATCATGATTTTAAACAACTTCAAAGGCATTCAAACGTTTCTCAGTTTAGTCCTATGACTAAAAAACCTATAAAGGAAGAAAATCCTAGATTATATCTTTTAGAACATATACTAAAAGGCGATAGCGGAGATGGTATTCCTAATGTATTATCTGCAGATGATACTTTTGTTAAGGGTGAAAGGCAAACTCCTTTAACTAGAAAGAAGATAGATACTATTATACAAGATCTTGATGAAGGAGAATTATTATATGCTGCATCTTGGTATCGTAACTATTGTAGAAATAAAACATTAATTGACTTACGTGAAACACCCGTAGTCTTAAAAACTGGTATTATAAATACTTATGACAATTATAAACTACCACACAAGAGTAAAATTTTGAATTATCTTATTCAGAAACGATGTAAACTTTTGATTGAATGTATAGAGGATTTTAACAATGCAACTAAACCCTAATAATCACACTCTCCACGAAGCACTTACTGAAGTTGCAAATGCTGCATCACGAGAAGAAAAAGTACAACAGCTTCATAAATGGCAATCACTAGCACTTAAAATGTTATTAAAAGGTGCATATGATGATTCCATTGAATTTAATTTGCCAGAAGGAGAGCCTCCATACGAAAAAGCTGCAGTAGCTACTTCACCTGCAGTGATACAAAAACAAGTAAAAAATAACTTTAAGTATTTTGCTAAAGGAGGAGCAGGTGATAATATGATTCCTGCTAAAAGAGAAAAAATGTTTATAGGAATGCTTTCTATAGTGCACCCTGATGATGCTCCACTTTTAATTGCCATGAAAGATAAAAAATTTCAAGGACTTTATAAAGGAGTAACAAAACTTGCTGCTCAAGAAGCTTTTCCTAACCTTATCAAAGAATAATTCTTATATATAATATTATGTTCAAAGATTATAGAACTCAACTCGTAGGCCTCATACTTATGGTGTGAGGCTTTTTGTATTTAACTCTAGGAGAAAGGAGCGACAGTAATTTCAACTTTAATTGTTAAAAGGAGAGATACCGTGGGTGCTCAAATCGAAAGACTTAAGAGAGATTCAAGAGAACTTCAGAACTATATAAAACGTGTCGAGAAAGAAGGTAACAATGGACTTGTATTTAAACTCCGGAAAAAATTAACTTATCTAGATGATAAAATAGAAGAATTTGAAAGCGAACTTGCTGCATAAAAAGGTTTACAAACTCTAATTTCTGTGGTATAATATACAGTATTAGAGGAGAGATTATGAATATATTTGTATTAGATGAAGATCCAGCTGCGGCTGCGATGATGATGTGCGATAAACATGTACCAAAGATGATTTTGGAATCAGCACAGATGCTTTCTACTGCACATCGACTATTAGATGGAAAACCAACTAAACGAAGGTCGAGGTCTGGTAAAACTTTAATTACTTATTACGCATTTGGCGATTTGCGTGATAACCTTTATTACACCGCTGTCCATCCTAGTCATCCTTGTACTAAATGGACAATGGAAACAGAGCAAAATTATAATTGGCATTTTTATCATTTTGCTTCATTAGCAAAAGAATATTTCTTTAGACGAGGTAAACAGCACGCCACTTGGGAAAAGCTGGGTATGATACTCGCTGCTCCTCCAGAAAATATTAAAAAGGGTGCAAGAACTGAATGGGCCCAAGCAATGGACGCTTACCCAAATTGTAAAGTTCCTGGCGATGCTGTTAAAGCATATAGAAATTATTACCATGCGGCCAAAGAATTTGCTAAATGGGAATGGGGCCGTGAAGCACCGCATTGGTGGGAAGGATATAAGGGATACGAATGATATATGGATTTATACTTGTAATGGTTACTATGTTGCCTACAGGTGAAATGGAAACCGAAGCAATAGACTGGTTTGAAGATCCTACTAGTTGTATTGAACGAGGTTTTCATGAAGAAGAAAATGCAATTGCAGGAGTTGGTTTTGTTTGTATAGAAGATTATTTACCTGAAGGGGATATTGATGAGTCAGACCTATGATGATGATCCTGAACCAGAAAGATATTATGAATGGATATTGTGGAAAATGAGAAAAGAACGTGCTTTTGACGGTAACTATGAAGATATAAAATTAGAATTGCCAACATATGTCCCTATTGAAACTAGGATAAATAAGTTAGAAAAAGAAATAGAGGAGCTAAAGAGTGCCGTCATACAACTTCAAAAATAATAATACAGGTGAAGAATTCGTAAAAGAAATGAAGATGTCTGAACGGGAATCTTATTTAAAAGACAATCCTCACATAACACAGCTGTTATCTACTCCTGCATTTAGGTATGGGTCAAACAATACTCAAGGAATAAAAGTTGATGATGGTTTTAGGGAAGTCCAACAAAAGGCTGCCGAAAAACATCCTGCACATAATATGAAAATGATGTAATGAATTCTCGGATGAAATTTCGAGTTGAGGACATGGTCTCAATGGAACCCATGTCTATAAATCAGAAAAAACTTGTAGAAGCATTTAATAACGGCGATAATTTAATATTATCAGGTTCTGCCGGCACAGGCAAAACTTATATGGCATTATCATTAGCTATTGAAGATGCTTTAAGAAAAGATAATAAATATAATAAAGTTACAATCATCCGAAGTATTGTCCCTACAAGAGACATTGGATTTTTGCCAGGCGATGAAGAAGAAAAGAAAGATGCATATACTGGACCATATAAATCAATATGCACAGAAATATTTGAAGACGGAGACGCATTTAGAAAATTAAAGGCCAGTGGAATTATTAACTTCATGAGCACCTCTTTTATAAGAGGAGTAACTATTAACGATTCGGTTATAGTTGTAGATGAAATGCAAAATTTAAACTTTCATGAATTAGATTCGGTCATAACAAGAGTAGGTTCAAATTGTAGATTTATAATGTGTGGTGATTACTACCAGACAGATTTTGATAAAGAAAAAGATAAAGAAGGTATATTAAGATTTTTAGGAATAGTTGAACAAATGAAGTCATTTACTCATATTGAGTTTGACTGGAAAGATATCGTAAGATCTGGATTTGTAAGAGACTATATAATGACAAAAGAGATGATGAAGTGATGAGGAGAAATGGACTTACTAACTATATTAGGCTTTAAAAAGCACCCAATAGAAACAGAAAATGAAGAAGAGGTAGATACGAACGTGAACGTACAAACCTTATACAAGCATAGATGGGTATGGTATCACATGATTTTGTGTATTCAAATGATTTTGACTAACGTATTACTCATTGGAATATTAATAATATTAGCGGTGAAGTTATGAAAAAAGATAGAAAAGACAGCATAACTAAAGAACTTGATATGCTAGAAGAAAATCAAAAATTAATAGAAACTCACGGCGACGTGTTAAAAGTCACTGCTCAATCTATTACTAATGGTGCAACTCCATTTGAAGTTGCAGGAGTGTTAATGGCTACAGCTATACACATGTATAAAGAAATGTTAGACCCTGATGAATTTGAGCAATTACTAGAAGATATACAACAATCAGCACTAGATATAGAATTTTCAGATGGATTTGAAATAACTAAACCGAGGACTTTCCATTGACTTTTGTACACAACCTAGTCGAATTAGGTTACGATGATCTTATAGCAGAAACTACAGAATACGGTAGAAAATATAAATGTCCAGATGGGTCATCTTTTAATAGCGTAACTACTATACTTAAAGTTCTCTCTGAAGAAGCTATACAAGCTTGGAGGAAAAGAGTAGGACCGGAAGAAGCAAATAAAATTAGTACACGCGCAGCATCACGTGGTACTGCAGTTCATAATATTACTGAAAAATATTTAAACAACGAGGAGAATTATGACGAAGGTTTTATGCCAAATATTGTCAGTGATTTCAAATCACTCAAACCAGTTCTGGACGAAAATATATCAGAAGTATTGGCTTTGGAGGCACCTTTGTATTCGAAACATCTTAAACTGGCAGGACGAGTTGATTGTATTGGGGTTTATAATAATAAGCTCAGTATAATAGATTTTAAAACATCTCGTAAAACCAAAAAGAAAGAATGGATACACGGTTACTTTGCTCAAGCTGCAGCTTATGCTATTATGTTTGAAGAAAGAACAGGAATACCAGTTCCTCAAATCGTTATAATTATATCAGTAGATAACGAAGACACGCAAGTATTTATTGAAAAAAGAGACGATTGGACAGAATTATTATTCAAAGCTAAAGAAATCTACGAATCACGTGTATAAATAAAACAATTGTGATTTATTAAATAGGAGCTTTTATGACGAGCATTATAGAACCAAAACATTTTTCTCACGTAACGGGCCTGTTAAGGTCCTTTTTTTTAGAGAAAGGTTTTTTAGAAGTACACACTCAGAATAGACTGAGTATATTAGCTGCTTGTGAAGATCCAGAGACAGTAGCCACTTATGAGTATAATGGTCAAGTCTGGCCACTCCCGCAAACGGGACAAATGTGGTTGGAGTATGAACTCTTAAGGAACCCCTCAGAGAAGGGGTTTTTTTGTCTCTCGACTTCGTATAGGCAGGAACCAAATCCAGTAGAAGGTAGACACGAAACTATATTTCCAATGTTTGAATTTGAAATGCCAGGCGATATGAGAGCGCTTAAGGAAATGGAAATAGAACTTTGTAAATATTTAAACTTACCTGAACTTGATATAAGAACATACGCCGATTGGTGTGAACATTTCGGAGTTGAAGAACTCGGACATGAAGAAGAAAAGAAAATTGGTTGGGGAATGATTACTGAATTTCCAAATCATACATCTCCCTTTTGGAACATGGCACAATACCCTGAAGGATTCGATAAAGCAAAGAAGATTGATGTAATATTAGGTGGAATGGAAACAATTGGTTCTGCCGAAAGATCTACTGATGAAAGAGCAATGAGATTTATGTTTCATGATATATCAGAAGGTGGCTATGCTAAATTGTTATTTGAAAAATTTGGAACTTCAAGAGTTACAAAAGAACTCAATGAATTTTTAGAATTCGACTTCATCCCAAGAGTAGGTGGTGGAATAGGAGTAACTAGACTCATATCAGCAATGAATGGGAATCTAGGCTAAATGATCTGGGGTGGCGGAAAGGTAGACGCGGTAGGTTGTTTCCCTATTGTTTTAAAAAGACGTGGTGGTTCGAATCCACCCCCCAGAGCCAACAGTAAATGAATATTTATAATGAAAAAACCTCTGGTTTAACCTTTGGAAATAGGATTATAGTTGCATTAGATGGAATGGATTTTAAACAAAGTTTAGAATTTATTTCACCTATGCGTGATAAAATCTGGGGTATTAAAATACAACATTCCTTATTGCAACATATAGAGTTATATGTTAAATACGGGTATCAAGTGTTCGTAGACTTGAAATTATATGATATTCCTAGTACAGTTCAACGTATGATCGAATGGTCAATAGAACAGGGTGCTAGTATGATAACAATTCATTTTGAAAACGGTGAAGAATGTTTTGAACGTATCAATCATTTTACAAAAGATATAGATATTTTGGTAGTATCTCATTTAACATCTATGAAAAAGAATGAATTAAAACAAGCAAAGGCTTACACTTTCCTGACTCATAAAGAATGTTGTGAAGGATTTGGTGCAATATTATCACCAATGGATTTATATCTATTCAATCAATTTGATATGAATCATGATATAAAAAGAGTATGTCCAGGAATTAGAATACAGAATACAAATGATGATCAAGTGAGAACTATGACTCCTACTAGAGCATATGCCAACGGCGCTGATTATTTAGTTGTTGGTAGAGCATTACAGGAGAATCCTATAGAATGTTTTTTATAGCACCGCCGTTCGGCAATTATTTAAAATTCCAAGATGCAATGAGCGTAACAGGTAGTTGGACATACGAGCCAAGACCCGGCTTATGGAAACAAGTACTTAAAACTCTACGGCCAACAGCTAATGGTTGGAGAAATAAAATAGGTTTAAGAAATAAGGGAATTGAACACGGTTTAACTGTTACTAAATTTAATGAAGTCTTAAGTCTTGCAGCTATCAGTGAATGGGATTGGATTAATTTAGAAAGTGCAATAAGTCCTTTTAGAAACGTTGAAATTAATATTGGCTGCCCTAACGTTGATACAGAATATCCATCAAAATTAAAAGGTTTTGATTTATTTCCAAATGATAAAAGAAAATGGTGTATAGTAAAAGTTCCACCCACTATAGCTCAACCTGAAATTGATTGGATTGTAGAATGTGGATATAAACAAATCCATTGTAGTAATACTTTACCTAGTGATAAAGGTGGCTTAAGTGGAAGAATATTGTTGCCTCACACATTAAGAATTATTGATTATATTAAATCTGTTCATAACCATGTTGAGGTTATAGCAGGTGGAGGTGTCACCGAAGATTGGCATGCAAAATATTATATGGATGCAGGTGCTGATCACATAAGTTTAGGAACTGTATGTTTTAGACCTTGGAAAATAAAAAAGATTATAAATAACAACGTAACCGTAATAAATTAAGGAGACGCTTATGTACGTTACCGAAGCAATGATAATGAGCATGGAGGACATGCAACGAAGTGCCGCTGATATGGAAAAACATGTCAAAGGTATGATGGAAACTGAAGCTAGAATGCATGATCTAGAATTAGATAGCAGGAACAATGCTAGAGATATGTGGAATCAATTGAATGAGCACATGTCAAATAGACCAGCTGAAGATCCAGTAGTTGAAGTTCATACTCCAGCGGCAGGTGCACCTGAAACTACTCCAATAGAAGACGCTATGCCAGATGATGGTGTAGCTCCTGAAGGTACTGATCCTTCTACAGGAGTACGTGTAGATAATGTTGAACCTGCAGAACCAACAGTTCCGGATAATAGCGATGATCCTGCAAGTCACGGACAGAGCTAAAGCTTATCTTAAGCAAGTTGGACAGCCTAACGTATCCCTCTCTGTAAAGGGAGGGGGATGCTCTGGTTTCAAATATGAATGGGGTACTACAGATAAAGATCCCATTGTAGAAAATCTATG